AGCGAGGGTGAGTACATTCGCCTTGAGGGTGAGTTCCGAAACACTATGACTAGGTACGGCCTGCCTCCTGTCTACTACGACAACTTTGACGACTACGCACGCCTCATCGGTGCAGGCCTGTCGGTGCGGGAAGTTGAAGAGCGGGTTATTGCTGCGAAGCAGACATTGAACCCGCTGGTCGCTGCGGAACTGCGCCAGTACTACAACCTGGGTGAGGGCGACCTGATGGCCTATCAGCTTGGTCTGATTGATCAGAATGGTGTGCGTTTGGCTGCGGCTCGCAATCAGGAAGAAGTGCGTACTGGTGCCCGTGCTGCGGCGATCGGTGCCGCTGGTGAGCGTGCCGGGTTCAGCATGGATAAGGCGCTCGCGGAGCGACTGGGTGGTACGTCTCTGGGTCAGATTCAGGATCCGTTCCAGATGGAAACGATGTCCCGCTTGGAGGGCACCTTTGACCAGGCACGCAGGGTCGCAGACCGGGAAACAACCCTGGCTGGAATTGACCGTGAGGCGTTTAACCAGACAGACAGTGTGGATGCTGCTTTCGGTGATCGACAGAAGCAGCTCGCGTCGGAGAGGCGTGCGAAGAGGGAACGTGCCAGGTTTACTGGATCGAGCGGCGCTTCTGCGGGTTCTCTCGCCGTTGAAAGGAACATCTAAGCGTGGATGATTACCGCTGGTACAGGGTTCACACGGGACGCCAGTAGGCGTCCTCGGGGGTGAATGGATAGCGGGACTGTAAAGCCTCACGAAGGACACAGACCCAGACACGGGTTCGATTCCCGTCACCTCCACCCACAACCGGATCTATCGGCCCCGGTGTGCGTCATAAGACCGATAGCCACAGCCATGCGTCTACTTCCCCAGTGATGCGTGTGGGTGGCGACTTCCACGGATGAGAAGAGGGTGAGGGCATATGGCCCAGCATGAGTACGACCTGCCTGACGATTTCGATGATTACGATGACGGCGCTATGACCCAGGTGCGTAAAGCACACAAGGCAGCGCAGCGTCGCATCAAGGAACTCGAACAGGAACTGACAGGTTTCCGAGTTGAATCTCGTAAGCGCAGCGTGCAGGAAGTTCTCACCTCGCGTGGCTACAACCCGAAGATCGCTGATTTGATCCCTGAGGGTCTGAGTAACGAGGCAGAGATTACGTCTTGGCTCGATGACCGTAGCGATGTGTTCCAGCCCACTGCGGCTGTGAATGGTGGATCGCAGGCCGAGGAGCAGATGGGTAATCAGCCTGACATTCAGGTGCCCCAGGGCTATCAGCAGTTCAACGATGTTGTGAACGCGGGACAAGCACCTGTGGGTGACGAGTCGCAGATTTTGGCAATGATTGCTGCTGCGAAGACGCCAGAAGAGCTGAACAGGATTCTGTTTCAGAACGCAGGCGGTCCCCCGGTGTACTGACCAAGTCCAATAACTAACCGCGAAAGGTGGTGAATCTCAACAATGGCTAATACCTACACTGGTTCGGCTACGATCAGCAACCAGACTGGCATGACTAACCTTGTCCAGTCCGCTTATGATCGCTATGTTGAGATGGCCCTGCGTTCGCAGCCGCTCATCCGTGATGTTGCTGATAAGCGTCCTGTGCAGCAGGCCATGCCGGGTTCGTCCGTTGTGTTCCAGATTTATGCTGATCTGGCTCAGGCAACTTCGACCCTTACTGAGAACGTCGATCCTGATGCTGTTGCGCTGAGCAACACCAGCACGGTGACGGTGACCCTGGCTGAGTACGGCAACGCTGCCCTGCTCACCCGCAAGCTGGGTCTGTTCTCGCTGTCTGATGTTGACCCGGCTGCGGCTGACATCATTGCTTACAACATGGCTGACTCGCTTGATGCGGTTGCCATGACGGAACTTCGTGGCGGCAGCAATGTGCGCTACGCCCGTGACGCTTCTGACACTCCTGCCGCAACCAATCAGGTTGAGGCGACGGACACCATCGCCCTGACGGATGTCCGCTTCTGTGTGTCGAAGCTGCGTGCGGGTCTTGCAGTTCCGCGTCAGGGCAGCCTCTACGCTGCATACATTCACCCTGAGGTTTCGCACGACATTCGTAGCGAGACGACGGGTGGAGGTTTCCAGGATCTCCACAAGTACGACGCTTCGGAGAACTTCTGGCCTGGTTTCATCGGTACGATTGATGGCGCGTACTTCATTGAGACGCCGCGCATGTACAATACGACCGATGGTTCGTCTTCGGCTCGCGTGTTCCGCACGATCATCGTTGGCAAGCAGGCGCTTGCTGAGGCTGTCGCGGAGGAGCCGCACACCATTGTCGGTCCTGTGACTGACAAGCTCATGCGTCACCGCCCTCTGGGCTGGTACGGCGTTCTGGGCTGGAAGCGTTACCGCGAGGCGGCGCTCTGGCGCATCGAGTCTTCGAGCTCGATCAACGCATCCTGATCTAACTGATCAACCTGTAGGGGTCACCTCAAATAGTGGGGGTGGCCCCTACAGGCGTTGGAAGGATTTATCTGTATGGCTTGTAGGACCGGATGTATCACGAAAGACCATGCCTCTTATGGGGATTGCCTGAGATCGGCTTCTCTGCGAGTGGGCTGGGGTAAGTCACACCTGGGCATTGACCGGACCAGGGAGCGTGGCAAGCAGGCTGAACTGGATCTGTACAAGACCGCGAGGTCGGCAGGGATTCAGCCTGCGACAACTAGGACTCCCGATATCCGTAAGGCGATTGAGATATCGGAGAAGGCAGGCGCTGCCTTTGATGCAACAAACAACACCTTCAGCAACGGTGCCCATTACAGCCCTAAGACGGGGCAGGTAGTTCAATTCTAAGGAGTACAGGTGGCGAACGCTGTCTTCCCTAAGGCCAAGGAAGGCTTCCTCGATGGAAGCATTGATCTTGACACGGCGGTTATCAAGGTTGCCCTGGTTCGGGGTTACACATATTCTTCCGCACACAACACGGTGTCTGAGGTGACTGGTGCTGGTGCGACGCTGCATGCTACGTCTGGTGCGCTTGCATCCAAGACGGTGACTAATGGCGTGTTCGATGCGGCTGATGTGACGTTTACGACGCCTGCGTCTAGCGCAAGCGATCATGCGCTGCTGCTGTTTCAGTCGTCTGCTTCGACTGGTGGCGCTGATGTGTCCTCGTCCTCGCAGCGTCTGATTGCGTGGATTGACACGGGCACGGGTATCCCGATTAAGCCTGCCGGTGGCGACATCACCGTGGTGTGGGATAGCGGCGCAAACAAGATTTTCTCCCTGTAGGGGCTGACTGAGTGACTGTCCAGATTCAGGACATCACTGAACGTCCGGTCCTGCTCCTCGGTTGGAGTTTGGATCTGACGGTTTACCCGACCGGGATTGGCTCGTCTGAGGCTGTGGGTACAGCGCAGGCGAACACCACTATTGCCGTGTCTGGGGTTGCTCCTGCTGGCACTGTGGGCACGGCCCAGGTGAATGCTGCCTTGTCTGTGGATGGGATTGCTGCTGGTTCTGGGGCTGTGGGTTCTCCTGCCCTGACAGCGGTAGTGGCACCTTCGGGGCTTGCCTCTGCTGGTGCAGTCGGCACGGCCCAGGCCAACACGACTGCCCCTGTCTCAGGTGTCGGTTCCTCTGCCGCTCTGGGTACGACGACAGCGTTCACCTCGATGAACATCGCAGGGTTCGCCTCTACGGGTGCCGTGGGTGAACCGAGCCTGAACCTAGTGATGACCCCTGATGGGATTGCTGGGACTGAACTGTTCGGGGATGCGGACACTATCGCCACCGTGTTCATCATCCCTGGACCCGTGGATCCGTCTAACGACTTCGGGACGGTGACTGTGACCCGTAAGGGCTGGCTGTTCAGGACACCCCGCAACACCTACCAGTGGCGGCTCTTCAAGGAGTACGAGGGCATCTCACTGCTGAGGGAAGACGGTGTGTGGTCTGAGGTTCAGCACCCTGACTTGGAGCGCACCCTTGCTGCTCAGGTCTATTTGGGTGGTGGCAGGGATCACTTCTTGGATGACGCTACGAAGACGGAGCTGGTGGCTTTGGGTTACACGGTGACGGAGGAGTTTATCCTGTGACGACGTTTGATGAGTTGACGGATGATGTCCTCAGCATGCTGCGTGGCTATGTGCGTTCGCAGGAGTCTGTGACTGCGTTGAATGGTTCCCTGAATGGGACGGCTACGACGTTCAATGTGGATAATGGTTCCCGCCTGGGTATGGGTCGGGCTGAGATTGATGATGAGCTTGTCTACATTGATGCGATCACGACGAATGCTGTGTCTTTGCAGCCGTGGGGTCGTGCCGTTGATGGGACGACTGCGACTACGCACAGCGATAACGCCCGTGTCACGTTCAATCCCCTGTTCCCTCGCCACTATGTGAAGCGTGCAATCAACGACACGATCCAGTCGATGGGTGTGGAGTTGAAGGCCCAGGATGTGACGACGTTCACGTTCCTGGCCTCGAAGAGTACCTACTCGATTCCTGCGACTGTGAAGTCTGTGTTTCAGGTGACTTGGCAGACGGTTGGCCCTTCGGGCCGCTGGGAGACAGTGAGGCGCTGGCAGGCTGATACGTCTGCTGCTGCTTCCGCTTACGCAACGGGGAAGACGATCACAGTATGGGATCCGATTGTTCCTGGCAGGACAGTTCAGGTGAGGTTCTTGAAGGAGCCGACGAGCCTGTCGGCGGGGTCGGACACGCTCACGGGGACGACTGGTTTTCCTGCATCGTGCCGGGATGTTGTTGCTCTGGGGACGGCTGCCCGACTTGTGTCGTCAATCGATGTGGCACTGCTGGATCCGAGTTCTGTGCAGGCAGGCTTCTTTGATGAGCGCCGACAGATTGGTTCTGCCTCGAATGTGGCTAGGACTTTGTATGCGCTGTATCAGCAGCGTCTGGCTGAGGAGATCGCCAGGTTCCGTGACAACCTCAATACGCCCATTCACTATCGGAAGTAGGATAGATGCCCCGTAGGTATTACTCGTCTACTGCGGTAGCAACCACGTTGTCTGCTTCCGCTAATAATTCAACGACTTCGATCACGGTTGCAGCCTTGTCTGGGTTTCCTGCCCAGACTCCGTGGACTGCGATCCTTGATGCTGATACGGCCTCTGAGGAGGTTGTGACTGTCACTAACGTGTCGGGTACTACTCTCACGGTGACTCGTGGGGTGGATGGTACTTCGGCTGTGTCTCACAATGCTGGTGCTGTGTTCCGGCATGGTGTGTCAGCTCGTGATTTCGATGAGACGAACTCACACGTTAATGACAACTCTACGGACGTTCATACGCAGTATGTCACTAAAGCCCTAGTTAGCGGCAAGGGTTCACTAATCGCGGCCACCGCTAATGACACCCCCGCTGACCTGCCTGTTGGCTCTAACGGCTTCCTGCTCACGGCTGACTCTGGCGAGAGCACGGGCCTGGTCTGGCGTGGCTCCCCCGAGGTCATCGGGATCGCTGTCTCTGACGAGGAGACGGCCCTGACGACGGGCACGGCCAAGGTCACGTTCCGTATGCCTTTCGCGATGACTGTCACGGCGGTACGGGCCTCCCTGACCACGGCGTCTACGTCGGGGAATCCCACCTTTGACATCAACGAGGGCGGGACCTCGATCCTTGGTGCGAATAAACTCAGCATTGACGCCAACGAAAAGACCTCGACGACGGCTGCGACCGCTACCTCGATTAGTGACAGCGCCCTTGCTGATGATGCCGAGATCACGATTGACATCGACACGGCGGGTACGGGCGCTAAGGGCGCGAAGGTGTACCTGATTGGGCGGCGTGCCTGATGTTCTTTATCAATCCGTTCATTTATGCGGGTGGTGGTGATTTTGAGTCGATTGCCACGGTGACGGTGGGCAGCGGCGGGGCGGCGTCGGTGGAGTTTACGTCGATCAGCGGCTCGTACCAGCATCTACAGGTGCGCTATGTCACGCGATGCGCTGGGTCAACGGGTAACCGCGTAAACCTCAACATAAATGGCGACACGACCAATAGTGCCTATTGGCACAGCCTGTACGGGACGGGCTCAAGTGCTGCCGCCTACACGATTTCCACGGCGTACATACAGGTGGGCTCAATGCCTGTCAGTACCGATACCGCAAGTGTCTTTGGCGTTGGCGTCATTGACATTCTTGACTATGCCAGCGCGAGCAAGAATCGTGTGGTGAGGTCATTTGCGGGTCACGACCTCAATGGGTCGGGGCTAGTGCTCATCAACTCCGGTGCCCGTTACAACACGGATGCGGTGACGTCGCTCAAGTTCACCACGAATACGGCC